TAATAGCGTATTTAGCAAAGGTAATTGCTTGCTTTGAACTTGTGCAGAAACCAGATAGGTCAAAAGTTTCAATAGGATCAGTTACTGAACCAAATCCAGACTGAACTAAAACAGATTTTGTTTCAGGAAATCCATTTTCTGTTTCTTTCCTAAACAAAACAGCAGCTCTAAATAATTGTCTTTCTTCTGGACTTAAAAAACTAACTTGTAAATCATTAATATTGCCATCAGTAAATAAGCACTTAATATCAGGTTTCCCATTATGATCTATCTCATTATTAGATCTTGTAGGAACAGAAGGTTTAAGACTAAATTTACCTCCAATGATTGTGAAATCTAATAAACAATAACCAGCATGTTCAAATATAAAATCTCTTAAATTTAATTTAGATGAAATAACACCATCCCAAAAAAAGTCGTTAGCTTTACAGAATTTAGCTGCCTCTGTCATTGCAGGTTTATCAACAGAAACAGTCCCAATCAATTTACCCGCACCTATCTTTGAACTTGTTAATAAAGCATAAGCAATTTCAGGAAATAAATTAGAAGATCCCGTTCCAGACGTAATTAGTCTTTCTATCTCAATTCCTTTCTTAAAGTATGCAGAAAATTGACTAAAGTTTGTCCACTCCTTTGAACTATTTATAATTAATCCTCCATAAGCTAAATCTGTATATTTAGCCTCTCCATTTGCTTCGGTTCTTATAATTTCATTTACATAAGCAATCTGATGCTCTGGTTCATTCTTATTACTATTAACATCACCTTCATAAACATTCCAATCTTTTATAACATCAAAACGATTTAGATCCTTTCCTGGGACAGGAACTTCATCTTGCCCTACTTTAACTATAACGTGAATAGGATTAGGTAGGATTTGAGTCCCTGAAACAACATTAGGGATATATAGCCCTTGATCACTATGTGCATTGTCATATTTTTCTCCTCTAAAAGTTGGGTTTAAAGTCCATTCAATGTGATACTTGTTCCCCCAATTACCATTAGCATCTTTATCTCTATAAACCTTTAAATCAATTTTTAAAGTTCCTTCAACTCCAAACCCTACGTAATATGAAGCACCTATGCTTTGCCCATGAGTTACAGTTACCGTCCCTTCAAAAAAAGGAGCAGGAGTTGTAATTTCTTTGTTTAATTGTTCTACATAGAATTTATAATATATGCCGTCAGGATGATTACCCGCCCAAGAAGGCCCACCTGTTGATGGATCTTTTTGTCTAGGTCTATACTTTATACCGTTATGTATAAAATATACGTTAGGCCAACGCCCGACTCCTCTGCCAGGGTTACCTCCTTGAGTTTGCCTTGCATCTAATCCACCATTAATAGGGTAAAGTTGCCATATATAATGATCATTTGTAATGTGAGAAGTCGTATTTTTATCCCAATAAATAACTCTATAAGAATCATTTAACAGCCCTTGTGATACCCAACGTTCAATCTGCGCAGTTCCGTCAAAATTAATATCACTCTTCCAATAATTAAGACCATTGCTAAGTGAAACACTTGTCGCTAGTCCATCTTTTATTCTTGTTGAAGATTCAATACTCCACTCATTATTGCTTATGAAAGTATCGTTTTCATCAATAGATTGATCTTCTTTACCACTAAACAGAACATTAAACCCATAGCTTGAATAGATATAAGAAAAATGACTTAATGTCCTACTTTCATCATCAGTAGTAGGAAGCAATAAATTTACTCTCTGTCCAAAATGACCTCCTCTTGTAAAATAATTCCCAGGATAAGGTTTAAATCTATATTCAAACTGTCCCATTGGTTGCTGAATTGTTATTGAATTGTATTGAAATTCTGGAGTATTACCTCTAATAGCAAATAACCCTGTATGGCTAGTTGTAACTCCATTTTTCATGTCATGCCAAGTTGTTTCACCAAGCTTTCTTACTTGCAACATGAAGAAGGACATCCGAGGCAAAAATCTGTCAACCTGACCTAATTGAATTTGCGTTCTATCGTCATAAGCACGATCCAAAGCTTTTTGCCCAGGTTGACTACTTATGTTTGCAAAACGCATTTGTTTATGTACTTTTGACTTAATTCCTATCTCTGTTACATCACAATCCTTATTATTGGAAACAGTTGCAAAAGCTACTCTTTGACACGTATAAATATCATGTCCATGATACAAATCATGTGTTCCTCTAGTATAATTTAAAACACCACTTAACTCTTGACGATAAAAAATAGCAGCAGTATCACTAAGGCTATAATATTCAGTTTTAATTAAATTTGATGCTGGATGAAGCCATTTAGGGTTTTGGCAATGAGTACCTAAACCCTCTGCATTAGGGTCAACAGGAATATCTATTTTACCCGCCTCTATAATCTTAAAATTATAAGATTTTGAGGTCTTTATCGTATAAGGAACAGTATCAGAAATCGACGTGCATTGCATAATCGCAGTCCCAAATATGTATTGTTCTCCTTTTGCAAATAACTGATCTGTATTTTCTCTAATTGATATTGTCATGCTGTCAACGTCGTCCACTCCATGAGGTTTATACCCCCAAGCATCAAAGTTAAAACCACCTTCTCTTGATGCGTCTTCTTCTTGGTAGCCTTCCTCGTTTGGGTTTGTATCGTAAACTCTCTGAAGAGCGTTTTTTATTCCGCTAGTTTCTCCCACTACTTGATAAATAACAACATCTCCTACTAACCCGTCAATAGGAGCTGTAGTTGTTTTTGGTAAATAATTTCCGTTTCTTATAACTGCAACAACCCCTGCTCTTGTAGGCCAATGTGCAAACTCAACTTTTTTTCTTTTTCTCATCAAGTCCCACCCAGCAGTCTTGCTTGTTCCTCTAACTGCTACACATAGCTCATAAGGTAATTTTGCTACCTGAGCATTAGGGACAGGAGCAAACACGCCAAAAGAAACTTGGGTCGTAGGATTCCTTGCTCCACTGAAAGCTTTGTTCTTATTGCTTGCACCAGAAGTTCCTCCATCTGTATCAGGGACATTAACAATAAATGGATCGGTTACAGTTTGAGGTGCTACTAAATCAGACTGACTATACCTTTCAGATTTAGAAAATCTTCCCCCATTATCTTTAAAATAAAGTCCAACTTTATGAGAGTTATATGTATTTAAAAGTGTGTCACCTATTCCAAAACCTTGATAATCAGGTTTTAGTCCTAATTTCCCTAAAGAAAATAAACCTAAGACTTTTAACTGTTGGTACTTCCCCATACTTAGGAACTGCGACCAGAGCAATTGACTATTAACTCTTATTCCTCCGAAACCTACTTTTTCATATGTATTAGCAAAGATCAAAGGTATTGCGTCACCTAATACTGCTAATTCTTGAATTGAATCAAAAGAAGCTTGTGGAGCAAATCTTTTATTACCGATAGCATCCGCAGTACGTCTTGATCCACCTTGTTTTTGCTCCTTTGGTTTAGGCGTTAACAAATAAGAAACAGTTGCAGCAACAACAGCTATTCCAATTTGAACTAAAACTTTTGATGTAATTAAGGCTGATATAGGATCACAACGAATGTCAGGAATTAATTCATATCCTTTAGGTCTTGTTCCGTTATAAGCAGCAGTTGTGTCTAAGAAATACCAATATTCATCTTCAGTTATCCCTAAAACTTTACATAGATCTACTTCCGTTGGTAGTAACAGCCTTCTACCGTGAGGGCGTTTATGGGAGACCACATCACCGTTTGGCCTTTTAATGTTTTTTTGTAACTCAGCCATCCTTCCTCGTAAAAAGCTGCCATGCCATAACCATCATCTGATTTACATAAAGCAATTGCTCCTAGTTTAGGGGGTGAATCAACTCCCCACCTATTTAATTCTTCAAAAAAAATACTATAGTCTTTTTTCTTGAGTCTTCGATACCAAGAACGCTTTGGATCAGGAGAACTTATTCCATAACTTCTTAAAACTGTTCTACATAAAGAAAGACAATCACCAGCTCCATGTTTTACAGGATCAGCACCTAAACGATAAGGCAACCCAATTAATTGATGTGGTTTCACCTGTTTTGTAATGATCCTGTTACAGGCAAATGACCAACAATTTCTTGAGTTAAAACACGATCGGGAGATGAAGCACCTACAGCGTCAATAGCAGAAGAAAGAATAACTTCAATTGATTCTGGATCGTATGACAAGGAAGAAGCCAACCATTGCTCCTCTGTTAATTTTGTTTGCTGTGCAAAAGCCTCTGTCATAAGCCAAGTTTCAACTTTAATGTGATATTTTTCTTGCACTGCTTCAATTGCATAATTCATACTTATCTCGCTATTAGCAAGAATTAACGAAGAAGTCATATTGTCACCTGATCTATTTCTAGCAGCTCCCTGATAAATAAAAGAGAGATAATTATGTGAACCAACTAAACCATGTTTACCATTTTGAAATTTGTTATAAGGTCTAAAAGCTGTTCCTGTTTTATTTGGATTCGTACCATCAAACTTGGTAACAGTAATAAAATTAGTTAATGCTATAAAACTCATAGTCCTATATTTTGCCTTCTACTGCGTGAATTTTGAAGACTAGATAATGTTCTAGCTTCTCCAGCTTTTGCACCTCTAGCTGCTGCTGAATTAATAATTTGACCGATTGCAGATTTAGGAACAAATTCTTCGGAATTAAAATTAAGAATAGGTCCACTGTAATTGACCGTTGTTGAGGATGTTCCAGCAGCTCCACCAGCAGAAGAACCAGTGCCAGGGATAACAGATTCACCCCTAGCCCCTGCTGAATACCGTTGCATTGACTGAGCCATCTTAGAGGCTGGAATTATATATTCATCTTCTCCTGCTTCTCCCACAAGCCCCATTGTAGGTTTTCTAACCATCCCACCTGAACTGAACGGTTTAATCCCATTAGAAACATAACCACCTTCTGCGAATGGCAAAATATTTCCTATAGCAGTTCGCAATGCCATGCTTGCAATTTGTTTTGCAATACCAGCAAGTGATTCTCCAAGAGATTTTGTTCCATCAATCAAGCCCATAATTGCGTCTGTTAAGCCATCTTTTATTGTCGTTTTTATATTCTCTAGCGTGTTTTTCCAGTTTTCCATATTTTCGTCTCTTTTCTCTGCCGCTTTTTTCTCTGTTTCACTTAATTCTTCCGCCGCTTGCTTCATCTTTGTTGTCATTCCTAGATACGCTCCTGTTAAGCGGTCAAACGTACCAACCCCTTCAACTTCATAGGTTTTCCACTGCTTACCTGTTGTTTTTTCCCATTCCTTCATCTGATCTTGTCCCGAAACAGCGTTTTCTATTCCCGTTATTTCTCCTTTTTTACCTTCTATGTCTGCTTTAAGTCTTGCCGCCAGTTTCTTTTCACCTCTTGAATCTCCTAATTTATTCAGCTTCTTTTCCAACAATTCAATCTCAGTGCTTAATTCTCTTATCTTCCATTTAGCGTCATCTGCTGAAACTGTTCCGTCTTCAATCTTTTTCTTAAACTCATCCATTGGCGTATCAGTGCCTTTTATCTTTTCAACAAGCCACTTAATAGCTTTATAAAGACCCCAAACAGCAGCGACAGCTAATAAAATCTTTCCCGTCAAAGCAATAGCCGCTGTCGTAAGAACTCCTAAGCCACCAGCCGCTACAATGCCTATCTTTAGAGCCGCAATGCCAGCCGCTAAAGAAACAACAGCAGGAGCAACTATAAGAACAGCAGCAGCTAAAGCTGTCACGATAATTGCTGCTTTTTGAATAACAGGATTTAATTTTGCAAACCAACCAACCAACGCTGTCATTGCTTTTACAACAGGTGTAACGGCTGGAAGCAGTTGTTTTCCAATAGCAACAGAAAGATCTTCCATCGCATTTTGAAAATCCTTAAATCTTTGTAACGCACTTTGTTCAACAATTGACCCTATCTTTCCGGCTCCTTCTTTCTCTATTTTCTTTAAAGCCCTTAAAACAACATCAGAAGTTATTTTGCCTTCAGCCCCAAATTCTTTCAGCTTGCCAACTGTTGTCCCTAATTCATTTGCGATAGGCAATAACAGAGTTGGGACTTGCTCCGCTAAACTTCTAAATTCATCCCCTTGCAATCTTCCAGAACCTAAAGCTTGTGCTAATTGTCTAAAAGCATTAGAGGCTTCCATTGATGAAACCCCTGCCAGCTTTGCCGCAGTATTAAATCCAAAATAAGTTGATTCAATATCTTTTAACGAAACGCCTAACGGCCTCAATCGACCAATAATATTTGTGATTCCCTCAGTTGCTTCTAAATTAGATAATCCAAATGTTTTTGCAGCTTTTGACGCTATAGCCTGAGCTTTTTCATATTCCCCATATTGTTGTGTTAACAACTTAAGCCTTAGCTCTAAAGCTTGGGCATTTCCCGCCGTCTGAATTGCATTTTTAGCAAACAAACCTAACCCTGCTCCTGCTACTAAACTTCCAATATTTAATCCACCTATTGCTCGTTTTAATCTTTCCATATCCACTTGGACTTTTCTTCTGGTCTTCCTTACCTTGTTCCCAAATTTTGTCCAAGCGTTATCAGAAGTTCGTTGGAACTTCCTCATTGATTTTGCTAATTGGTTTGTTCTGTCTTGGATTCTCTTCATTCCCTGAAGAGCTTTTGACGCAACAATATTTATACCAACATCAACAATTGCTGTCACAACACTTTCTTGTGGATTATTGACAGTCTAACGATACCTTGCCCTATTATTTTCTGCATCTTGTTCCTCGTTATACACTTCAAAATAAATAGACCAAAGATTTAGCTCTTCTATCGTTATTTTTTGAACTAAATCTGACAATGTATAGCCCAATTCACGAGCAACGCTCATCTTTAATCTTAATAAATTATCTTTTTTAAATTCAGCTTTTAGCCCTTTGGGTCAAATTCTTCCTTGTCATCTTCTATTACTGCCAACATTAAAGACTGCAAATCTGCATCTCTAACCTCATTTTTCAACTCAGCAGTATGTCCAGCAGCAAAAAGTCTCTGTCCATTTTCATCTGTAGCTTTTTGAACAAATAAACGAAGAGCAAAAGCATTTAAATCGTCTTTAGTTCCTTTTTGGGCTTGTTCTCTTTCTGCCATTGTTAAAGGCGTTGTCCAAAACTCAAAAACATCTCCATTTGAAAGCGTAACTTCTTTTT